TTTGCCTTCGGCCAATGTTTGTTTGTTGGCCAATTCAGCCATGCGCTTGTTTAGGTCGTAAAAAAATGTCATTTCAATTATCCTCTTGGGTTTCTACCAGTTAGTGGTCGAGCTGGTCGCTTGACTGTGCTCATTGGGCTTTGATCACCCATGGGTAAATCGTTTGTGGTTTGTGCAGCAGGAGTTTTGCCACCAGCAATTTCAAACTTGCTACGGTAAGCATTTTTCAACACAGCATGATCATAAGGACCAGTTGCGTAATCTTTGCTAAGAGCTTTTTGTTCTTTGTCAGGAGCAGGATAATCTGTGTCAGTCAACAAGTCTTGATTTTGTTCTTCAACATCCACACGCTCTTTGTTCATGCTATCTTCGTATGGAACTGTCAGCATACGAATGCGATTTGGATCTAATCCCAACAGTTGAGCAATCTGTTGAATCTGCGGCTCAATGGCTGGATAACGAAATTCGCAATCCATATGGCTCACACGCTCATTGCCAAATGCTGGAAAGTCTGCTGGGTTAAGTTGCACTGGAGTTGTTTTTACATCCGTAATTTTAACAGGATCAAACTGCTTGAGTTTTTCTTCCAGTGATTTCACAAACCCTGTGGGTATGTCTCCTACAATTTTGATTCTGTAATTGTAGACTCTTTGTGATTCTGCGAGGTATTCGTTAAATTTTTTCATGTCAGTTCCCTATACGATATTTATCAGTCTTTGGACTTTTGATCTCTGTTGCCTATCAAGCGTTCCAAAAGATCATTGCGACTCAACACATGCCCTTCTGCTGTTTCCATAGCAGCAGTGCCGTCGTCGTTGCTGTTTTTTGCTCGATCTTGATCTAATTTTAACTTCTTCATTTGTAGATCAATCATTTTGAGTTTTTTGTTTAGTTTGGCTTGTTTGGCTGTGAGTGCATGGCCCAACATTGTACCTGCCACAGCAAACAGTTCAGATGCATATCGTGAATCCACTTGCATGCCCAGATCAGACAAATCGTTGAAACTCTGTTTGGCCAATTCAGCCAGTTCGTCAAGTTCTGTGTCGCTACGATCAAGGTCACGTATGCCCGGCAATGCTGCATCAATTTTGTCAATGGTTTGGTCTATTTCAGCAATTTCGTGTTGAGTAAGTGGAATATCAACTGCCGGAGTGTCAGCATCGTCTGTGCCGCTTGGGGGTAAATTAAAAAGGTCTTCTAATTTTCTTGTCATGCCATATTTACCGTGGCAAACAACGGTTTGTGCTTATTTGTTGCCGTTTCTGAACATGTCATCTTCGGTGATTACTCTAAACAACAAGCCCTGCTTTTTGCACCACTTGGTTGCAGAGTCCCATTTGGCATAGTTCACAGCCACAACAGCACGTTCGTTGGCTTTCATTTTTGATTCGACTACGCTTTGTTTTTTGGGTTTGATTTCAATTACTTCTGCTACCATTTGATTGTTGCGATTTCTATAGGTAATCAAAAAGTCTGGAACATAAATGCTTTGTTTGCCTGTGATGGGATTACGATAGGGTATTGATATTGATTCACTGGCCCACTGTAGTATGTTGTCGTTGTTGTCAAGAAATCTCATAAAAGCCAATTCCCAACCCGATCTATATCGTGGCACGCCTTTGCCCACATACTTGGCCTTGTTTTTGATCACATAGGAACCCTGGGCAAACTTGCTCATGCTCTTACATTTCGTGCTGTGTAGAAGTTGGGCACAGTGGGCTCCAACACTCCTAACAATGTGGCTGGACTGCGTACACTGTTTAGATAATAGGCCATCAGTATGTTTACTTCAGGTGCACTAGATCCTTGTACTTGGAATTGTTGCAACAGATCCATAGCAGAAGTATTGGTTTCTTCAGCAATTCTAAACAAACTTGAAGTAAAGTTTTCAGCTGCAATGGTGGTTTTAAATACACTTCTAAAATAACTCAACACCGCATCATATTCTTGACTGGGTATATTGGCATTGTATTCGTAAAACGAATCAAAAATTCTCACAGTTTGATCAACATTTAGATTGGCTTCGTTAATAGTAGACATTATGGATTACCTGTTGTGTTGCTAGACGGACCAGGGGCGGCCGGAGTTGTGCGAGGTGGAGTTGGGAAAAATATTCCGCCCAATGCTCCTTGTTGTAAGGCTGGATTTACAATGCCTGAGGCTGTTGCGCTTGGAGTGTTTGGTTGTCCTATAACTCCTCTCACTGCTCCAGGTAAACTGTTTCTTAAGATAGCATCTCTGCTGGTGACCAAGTCACGATTTACTACACTACGAATATTTTTGTCTTTGAACGTGTTGTAGGCTGTGCCGGCTTTTTGTACTGCTCCTAACAATCCAGCCACACTGCCTGAGCTCAAATCTTCAATAATACCAACACCTGCATCTATCAATCCACCTTGGCCCAACACTGTTTGATTGGCGCCCACACGAGAAATACTGCTGCGAATGGTGTCATAGTAAGCTGGATCAGCAAATCCCACAGCATTGGTATCTGGACGAGCTCTACCAATGGCTCCTGAATAATATTTTACAGTTTCGTACTTGATAGTCATTCTATGACTCATTATACCGTTGCCTTGAGCGTAGTCATAGGTATCGTGTTGCCACTCAGTGATCATTGGATTGATCAGTATGTATTCTGAAATCTTGTGCTGATCAAAACCATATATGCGAATGTCTCTAAAGAAAGGAACTTTGCCCGACGGCCCAACAGTTGATCCAGCTGAAAAGTTGCCATCATTGTAACTTTCGCCAATGTAACCCCAGTCATTAACTTGACGACTGTTGTCGTAGATATCTCTTGAATTGTAACTGAATCCAGCTGGCGTACCTATCAATGCACCCAAACTGCCATTGGTGTTGGTCACGTTGTCATACTTTTGATTGGGATCTTTGTAGTAGTAACTGAAATAGTTGTACCACATGTTGCGCACAAGATCTCCGCCGTCGTCATGAAATTCCATGCTCACAGGGTTGTAATCAATCTTGGTTTGTACCAGACGTTTACGATTGTACTGGTTCATAGTATCCACACTCAACGTGTAGTTGGGCAACTGTACATTCTTAACCATAAGACCAATGGTGGCAATATCTCTATTGTCAAACGCTGATCTTATGGCTGGATTGGCTGTGTTTACTGTGAAGTAAACATGAAAAAGAAACTTTTGCTTGGGTGCAAACTCATAACCATTGGTGCGGAAGGTTTTACTGGCGTGGGCGTAATCTTTAAGACCATCCGCGCCAAAAAAACCTTCTCCAAAACCTTTTAAGAAGTCTTGTCCAAAGGCCATTAACTATTAACCTGTGGCAACGTCGCCCAATGTACGACCAACTGTGGCACCAACACCGCTGCCAATAGGAGTTTGAACAGCGTTGTCAAACGCAATGGTCATTGAAATTGTGGCAGCTTCACTTGAGCCATAGTTCATGTCATTGTAGTTTACTTCGCTGAGATAGCAACCGTAAATTTCCCATGTCTCCAATGCGATTGGCTCACTGGTACCGTTACCACCGTCCAACACTTCAAAGCGTGTCAAGAACTTGTAGTCAATACCTGAACTTGCTGACGCTTGTTCCATGAAATCCAATTGTTTCTGCAGTTGCTCACCAACCAATTTAGACACTGCTCCACCTGCATCATCACGCAAGTTGGTAGTGATGTCACCCCAGCTGTATTTGCCAGCCAGTTTGATTGTGGAATTATAGATTGGAATTGGAATTTGTTCAAAGCTCACTGTGGGACGAGTAAAGTCCATTACCTGCTTTGTTAATTCTGTTCTAGGGGTCGAAATTCCAAAGTTCTCAAACAGCACTCTAAAGCGGTATTTGAGTTTGGGCATCAAAAGACCCTGTGTTGATGCACTTTGATCACTTGCCAAAGGCACTGTCATTCTGGTTAGCGATGAAACGGCCATGTTGTTATCTCCTATATACTTTATTTATGGCCTTTGAGGCCGAAAAAAATAGGGCCCATTTGAGGCCCTATTTCTTGTGCTTTCAACATATTAACTTGCTGTAGCAACTGTGCTGATACCACTTTGAATCTCGCCAGTGTTCTTGATACGCAATGGAATATAGATAAATTCAACTGCCTTAACTGGTTCAATTGCAATGTCAACATACAACTCATTGGCATCAATTCTAGCTGGTGTGTTGTTGGTCAAATCACAAACTACCAAGTAGTCGTA